GTGCCGCCCCACCCCTTGCACAAACGGGGCTTATTCAGGCTAAGATGGGCGCGTCGGACGACATTAAGTCTACGACGGGCTACTATGACTCTAGCCTTGGCGCCACGTCGAACGAGCGCTCGGGTCGGGCCATATTGGCGCGTGAACGTCAGGGCGATACGGGGTCATATCATTACGTCGATAACCTTGCCCGCGCTATCCGCTACGTTACGCGTCAACTCGTTGACTTGATTCCGAAGATTTACGATACCCAGCGTATCGCTCGCATCATCGGCATCGACGGGGAAACCTCGACGGTGCGTATCGACCCGATGCAGCAAGAGCCTGTCCGCAAGTTGGTGGATCAGGCTGGCGTGGTCATCGAGAAAATCTACAACCCGTCCGTTGGTAAGTACGACGTAGCCGTCACGACCGGCCCGTCTTACATGACCAAGCGCCAAGAGGCGATGGACGCGATGTCGCAAATCCTGCAAGCCAACCCGAACCTCTGGGGCGTGGCAGGCGACCTGTTCGTCAAGAACATGGATTGGCCGGGAGCGCAGGAAATCGCCAAGCGTCTCTCCAAGACTATTGATCCGAAACTGCTTGCCGATCCAGACGAAGACCCAGCGTTGCAGGCTGCTAACCAGCAGATTGAGGCGATGGGCGCTGAGATGGATCAGATGTTCCAGATGCTCCAGAACGTCTCGCGTTCGATGGAAGCCACGGAACTGCGTATCAAGGAGCAGGAAGCGCAGATTAAGGCGTATGACGCCGAGACCAAGCGTATCAGCGCTACCGCAAGTGGCATGACTGAAGAGCAGTTGCACGATATTATTATGGGCACTATCAGTGGCCTACTATCGTCAAATGACCTAGTTGCGCCGGTTCCTCGTGAGGCAGTTATGCCTATGGAAATTCCGCCAGAGGTGGGTCCGCAATGACTCAGGACGATGTAAAACAGATCTTTTTTTACAAAGATGGCTTTTTGTATTGGGAAAAACCGTTAAAAAACGCCAACGTAAAGGTTGGTGATTTGGCGGGAACTATTCACAAAATAAGCAAAAGAGTAAAAATTCAATACAACAAAAAGGTTTATTTTGCGTCTAGGCTTATATTTTTAATGTTTCATGGTTATTTGCCAAAGTGCGTAGATCATATTGATCGAGACCAGACAAACGACCGCATTGAGAATTTAAGAGCGGCTACGGTGGCGGAAAACCAGAGAAACGTGGCTTTGCGAAAAGACAATAGTTCCGGTGTAAAAAACGTTTGTTGGAACAAACGCTCTAAAAAGTGGGGCGTTCAGTTGTCTTTTAATGGAAAAATTCGTCATTTTGGGCATTACGACAATTTAGAACTGGCCGAATTGGTTGCCCTTGAAGCAAGAGCAAAGTTTCACGGTAAATTCGCCTATTTAGGATCGCCGCAATGACCTGCGAAGTCTTTATCGGACGGCTATTTTTAGCGCGGGATGTGACCCATTCCACGCACCTGAATACCCGTAACTACGCTAAACACAAGGCACTACAAAAGTTTTACGAGGGCATCATTCCCCTCGCAGACGACTTTGCGGAAGCCTATCAGGGGCGGCACGGACTAATCGGCCCGATTGCCCTAGCCTCTGCCCAGAAGTCCAACAACGTGCTTGACTTTTTGGAAAAGGAACTTAAGGAACTTGAGGAAATGCGGTATAAAGTCGTCAGTAAAGACGACACGACGCTGCAAAACCTGTTAGACGCCATATTTGGCTTGTACTTGTCTACGATTTATAAACTGAAATTCTTGGCTTGAGGTAATCTCAAATGGCTGCATCACTTGGCTTAGTCATTCGTCGCCCGATCTACGGGTCGGCCACGAAGACCGCATACACCGGCACGGCAGGCTCGACGACCGTTCCGCCGTCTACGTCGTCCGTTCTGCTGTGGTGCAGCACGGCGGCTTACGTTCGTGTGGGCGCAACCGCAACGACGGCAGATCTGCCGCTTCCGGCTAACGCTCCTATTATTATTCCGACCGACAACACGACTGGAGCGCCGATCACCGTATCGGCCATTCAGGAAACGTCGGGCGGTAATCTGTTTTGCATCGGAATGGCGGATTAACCCATGTTTGTTTCATCCCAAACTGTAGACAATCTGGCCCTTTTGGATGTGGTTGCCGTCAATGCCGCCCTGACTGGCGCGTTTGACAGCCGCATCAAGGAACTGCGCGGCATGTTGGAGCAGGTTGCTGCCCACGACGCCAAGGTCAAGACGCTTGCCGATGCCGAGAAGATCAAGGCTGCGGCAGAGGCCACTGCGGCGTCTGTGAAGGCTTCTGAGGCCGCTGTGCTGGCCCTCAGCGCAGATGTCGCCAAGCGCGAAGAGGCGCTGAAATCGGCTCAGGCGAAGTTATCGGCTGACGTGTCGGCGCTTGCCCGCGAATCGGCTGACTTTGAAGCCGAGAAGGCGGCTTTTGCCAAGAGTTCGGCTGCGGCTAACGCTGCGCTGGCTGACGCTCAGAACGCCGTTGAGGCTGACAAGGCTAAGGTGGCTGCCGAGCGTAAGGCGTTGGAAGCCGACAAGGCTGCCTTTAACGCCAAACTTGCTGCATTGAAGGTCTAAAAGCATGGCTAATGCGGTCTATCCCAAGTACAAGCAGGCGCTCCTTGACGCCTCTGCCAACGTCGATCTGAACGATGGCACCGTCAAGGTTGCCCTGATTGATACCGGCAACTACACCTATAACGCTGCGGACGAGTTCTACAGTTCGGTATCGGGTACTGCCGTCATTGGGACGCCGCAGACCATCAACAACACGACCGTTACCAACGGCTTGTTTGATGGCGACGATGTGACCTATACGGCGGTGACGGGCAACAGCATCGAGGCGCTGCTGATCTACATTGATACGGGCAGTGCGGCCACTTCCCGCCTTGTAGCCTATATCGACACGGGCGTTACGGGATTGCCGGTCACGCCTAACGGCGGCGACATTGTAATTACCTGGAACGCCTCCGGCATCTTCCAACTGTAACGGGCAGGCGCAGTCGTGCCGATGCCCGCGACTGACCCGCTTGTCTTAGAAGACGGCGGGAATATCCTCCTAGAAGACGGAGGATTGCTGCTAGGCGAGGCCTCAACGGGCGACACCCTAGAGCCGGAACTGTATACCAATACCCAGACCTTCTATGCCCTAACGGCACGGTCTGTGTATAGCCTCGCGGCGCCGTTTTACACCAACGACCAGACGTTTTACGGCCCGACAGCGACGTTTAGTAACACGCTGCTGCCGGGTCTGTATACCAACGAGCAGACGTTTTACGCGGCGAGCGTACTGCGAGGGGCGGTTACAATAGCCCCTGAGTTGCTGACCAATACACAGGTGTTTTACGACCCTGTTGTTGCCAGCAGTAACGCCATATTGCCGCCGTTGTTAGTCAATTCTCAGGTCTTTTACGACGCCGAGATTAGCGGCGGCGAAGGCTCGCAGATCAAGATTTACTACAACATTGGTATGTTCGGCATAGGGCCATTGAACGGGTAGGGCGGATAACGCATACTTCTGGCAAGTTTTCAAGGCTTGCCGCACCATTTAGCGGAGACTGATATGGCTGTTGACAAAAAGATTTCCCAATTAGCGTCTGGCGCCCCGGCACAGGCTGGTGACGAGTACGTTGTTGCTCGATCCGGCGCTAACTACAAACTGACGCTGACGAACATCGCAGCCTCGATGCCTGCGACGACGATTACGTCCGGCAACCTCACGTTCTCCAGCACCGCCCAACGCATCACGGGCGACATGAGCAATGCGACTGTTGCTAGTCGTTTAGCGTTTCAAGGTAGCACGACAAATGCCACAACAAGCGTTGGCGTACTTCCAAACGGAACGAGTGTCAATTCGTCGTTAAATCTTTTTAATGCTTCTGATCCAACTAATGCCGGTTTTGCTGGAATTTTGGTTGGGTCAACTGAAGCGCAATTCCGTTCTGCTATTACAGGCACCGGCACCTACCTCCCGATGACTTTCTACACCGGAGGCAGCGAGAGGGTCAGGATAGATACGTCGGGCAACGTCGGTATTGGGACGGCTTCGCCTGCAGCATCATTCGGCAAGTCATTGCATTTGTACAACGATGCAAATACGGGAACGGTTGCATCAAATACTTATTTGGCAGTTGAAAGTGCAAATCGTAACGCTGTCCTTGAACTGAGCGGGTCGTCTACCGCAACCAATCAAATAACCTTTAGCGATACATTAGGGACAAGCGTTGCTGCAATTGCATCATCTACAGCCGATAGCAATTTGTTTTTCCGTACTGGCGGCATTACCGAACGGATGCGTATTGACTCCTCTGGCAACGTCGGGATCGGCGGAGCGACAACCGCAAGCGTTAAAGTACACGTTTTAGGCACATTGCCATTAAGCAGTAACAACAGTTTTGGCGTTGCACAAGACGTTACTTTTCCAAACGGCGCTATAGGGCAGACGCAAGTATTTAGGTCGGTTCCGTCTACGGCTGCGGCATCGTTTACGGTTCCCAACCTTGCACATTACTACGCCGCTCAAGGTACTTTTGGCGCTGGATCGACGGTAACCAACCAGTTCGGTTATTACGCCGACGCCAACATGACTGGCGCCACCAACAACTTCGGCTTCTACTCTGGCATCGCCTCTGGCTCTAACCGCTGGAACTTCTATGCAGCGGGGACGGCGAATAACTATTTTGCTGGTAGAGTCGGAATTGGAGTGACTCCGACCTACGCATTGCACGTTGAATCAGCCGCAACCGAGGCAGGCCGTTCGTTTAGGCTTGCTTATGACAGCACTTATTATTTAGACATTATTCAAAAAGGAGCCGGAGGGGCGTTTTTTCGCAGTAACAATGGTGAATTTGTTTTTAACGTCAGCGGAACAGATTACGCGAGACTAACAACTGCTGGTGAATTCATTACTGGCGGCACAACCGATCAAGGCGCATATAACCTTCAATGCAACGGTACAGGCGTATGGGGTGCTGGCGCATATGTAAACGGCTCTGACGCACGATTGAAAGATGACATTACGACGCTCAACGATGGCCTTAACGTGGTGTCGCAACTTCGCCCTGTCACGTTTAAGTACAAGCCGGATTATTCCAAGGATCAAAATGTCCAGACCGGCTTCATCGCGCAAGAACTGCAAGCGGTTTTGGCTGGCAAGGACTACGTTGACGGCATCGTGCAGGCTGGCCCGAATCACCTTAACGTCGCGTATCAGTCATTGATTCCGATTCTGGTGAAAGCGATTCAAGAACTGACAGCGCGTGTCGCTGAACTGGAGGCTAAATAATGAACGCCGTATGGAAAGTGCGACAGATTGAGTGTTTGTCCAATAACGGGATGCAGAACATCGTTGTTACGGCCTGTTTTAACATTGACGCAGACGAGGATGGGCTGAAGGGCTTTGTGCAGGGCGACGTTAAGTTGCTCCCGCCGGATGCTCAGAGTTTCACCCAATTAGCCGATGTGACCGAAGCACAGGTTGTCCAATGGACAAAAGATGCGCTCGGCGCTGACGGCGTGGCTCGCTTTGAAGGCATGGCGCAGCAGCAGATCGACAACCAGAAGGTCGCGCAGCCTAAGACGGTTCGTCTGCCGTGGGCTCCGGTTGAAGAGGAAAAGACTGAAGAGAAATCAGAGCCGGAGGCGGCGTGATCAAACTCGAACTGTCTGTCGAAGAAGTGAATGCGATCCTGCAAGTGCTTGGGCAGTTGCCGACAAGCAGTGGTGCATGGCCGTTGCTGGTAAAGGTTAAAGAGCAAGCCGAAGCACAGGCTAAACAGTCTGAGGAAGAATAATGGCTAACTGGAAGGTCGAAGGTCTGCGGGTTCTGCCCAAAGTAGACGAACATGAGAACGTCGTGGCTTTTGTCGAGTGGAGCCTTGGCCCGCTCAACCAAGTGACACGCTTGACCCGGCCTTCTGGCGACTTCATCCCGCTGGCTAATCTCACCGAAGAGATTGTGCTGAACTGGGTGTGGAACCTCACGCACAAAAAAGCGTGGGAACAAAAAGCGGCTGAGTTGGCCAATTCCGTTCAGCCGCCGAAAGACGAATCTGTACCTGTTGCACTGCCTTGGGCGGAGTAAAACATGTCCACCATTAAGATTTCCCAGTTACCCGCTGCAACCAATCCGGTATCTGTTGGCGCTGTAGTGCCCATCGTTGATGGCGGCGTAACCAAGAAGGCAACCATTGCCCAGTTGGGCGAGATGGTGTCGGTCAAGGCGTATGGCGCGACTGGCGACGGTACGACCGACGACACGGCGGCTATTCAGGCTGCGATTGACTACGTGTACGGCGCGGGTGGCGGTACGGTGTACTTTCCGCCCGGCACTTACCGCGTGACCTCGATTGTCCGCAACTGGACGAACCCGATTACGGTCAACATTAAGGGCAGCGGCAAGCGATCCACCGTCCTTCGCAAGTTTGGCTCTGACGCCACGCCTGTGCTGGACTTCTCAGGCATCGCGTCCATGTTGGAGCCGTACAGCGAAATCTCTGACCTTGAGATTGACGGCAACAGCGTCGGCAACGTCAACGGCCTTCGAGCGACCAACTATGGGCGCTGGGTGTTGCGTAACGTCTTTATTGAAAACTGCAACTACGGTTTGTATTGCCGTGGCGGCTTGGTGTTTGACGTGTACGACTGCACGTTTCAAGCAAACCTGTTCGGCTATTATTGCGAAAAGTCTGCCGATAACGTCTACAGCAACTTGGTGACGTTCTACGGCGGCCAGTTTAGCGGTAACACCACCTGGGGCTTGTACATCAAGCAAGCCGGTGGCGTGCATGTTGTCGGCACCGACATTAGTTTTAACGGCACTTCGGGCGACACTGGCACCGGCGGTATCTACTACGACGTGACGATGGACGATGAAGTCGGTTACGCCGTCGCGTCCATCAAGAACGCATGGTTTGAAGGCAACTTCGGCAACGGCATCAAAACCGGCGCTGTCGGCGGTCTGCACCTGTCAATAATGGACACCACGCTCGCGGGTAACTTCAACCCGATCACGGTTGGCGCTATCGCCATGAGCGAGATTTCCAACTGCTTTGCCGGTTCTGTAACAGACACGATTGTGGTCGGCGCCGGACGCAGCATCGTCAAGAATTGCATCTTCTACGACTTGATTGATAACAGCACGTATTACCACCACTGGAACGTGGTCGGTAACGCGTATAACGACATTAACGAGACCAATGCTCGCGCCGATGTGATTTGCGGAACGGAACGGTTCGTTCAAGGTTCTGCCGCTGCACTAACCGCTGGTAGCCCGGAAGACTTTGTAAACTTCTTGTTCGGCACCGGCCAACAGCAGTTTTGGTGTCAAAACGTCAAAAACTTGAGCCTTGGCCCAGCGGCTATTGGTTTCTACGGCACCTCGCCGCAGACTAAACAGACGATTACTGGCTCCCGTGGCGGTAACGCAGCCCTCGCATCTTTGCTGACGGCGCTCGCAAGCACGGGGCTTATTACTGACAGCACTACGGCTTAATGTTGCGCTGACGCAACTTGTAAGTTAAAGTTTGACCGTACTGGTGCGGTTCACCAGGTTTCCGTAAGGAAGTTTATGTCGGACGAAAATCAAGTCCCTGAAGTTGTAGCGGCAGAGGCCGTGTCGGAACCCGAGGCTACGGCAGCCCCGGAAA